AAGGGATTAAAGAAAATCAAAACAGCAATGTTATGCTTTCGTCAGAGATTTGTTCTAGAGTTTGGTCTCTAGTGAATCGACTTGATCGTTTGCCTCCATCAAAAGATAATGAAGATCCTGAAAGACCCATTATCGGTTTATTAGATGAAATCGGTTTATCCCAAGAAAATGAAAAGCGTGTTCTTTTGATTCTTCAGGCAGGCGTAAAAGCTTTGGAAGATCTTCTATAAAGTTTTATCTCCCTCTTGTAAAAAGTGTTCATTGGCGTTATAGTGGTTCTCATAAGATAAAGGGGAACCACTAATGAAGACTCTCACTAAATCCCAACATTTCCAAATGGTCGATTACGGTAAAGAAGTCGGTCGCAACTGTAGCAAAGTTTGCACTCCTTCTTATTCATGGCTAGCAGCCATGACTGCTATAAAAACCGCCCACCACCAAATTCTCACTACTGGGAAAATTTTAAGATGAAAAAAGAAATTGATTTCACCGATTGTCCGGTCTGCGGCTGTAATCCTGTAGAAATTGACACGCTAGAAGCGCGTGATGGCTATTTCTGGGATGGTGATATTGTCACATGCCCTGAATGTGGTCATAAAGGAAATTTCAATTGTGACGGTGTATCTGAAGGATACGTAGAGTGGGATGAGGAAGAAGAAATAGATTCTTTTGATCCTGATTTAGACACTGACTGGACAGACTTTGATGAATAAATTAACCGACGAAAATATTCAAGAAATCTACGAATCAGCCGCGCAAGTTGGCGCGAGCGATGACGGAAATATGTGGGATTTCGCCGTTTTAACCGATGAAATTACTAACGACAATCCATGTATGATGATCGTTCAATTCATCGACCGCTTGCGTGATGCTGAACGGCGGTTACAGGTGCCGGTTAAGATTCCAGATATAGACGCCTTTGATTATAATCCAGATGGATATTTATATAAAAGTAGATATATTTCGGCATTAGAAATAGCCATCAAAACCGCCGGTTTCAAAGTTGAAGAATGAAACCGCAACCCGATAGACGCCTTGACAGATGGCTGAATAATTTGCTGTTTACGGTCATTACTATTGCGTTGCCGATAACTGTGATTTGGAATTTATGGGGATTGGTATGAATCCAAAAGCGGGAGATATAATTAGGGTATTCCTCGGAAATTCATGGTATGAAACCCTAGAAGAATTCACACTAGAGGAATTTAGATTTACGATTGGATTCTTCAAATCTGAGCAAGACCGTGAAGCTGGTAACTTTACGGCACTGAGCGATAATGAAATTTATACGCGAGGCCCGGACAGCAAAAATTGCTACGTATCAAATTACGGCGAATACATATCAAACCTCGTACCTAATTTTGAGATAATAAGGAGTGATAAATTATGAGCAAACTATTGACGCAGGAAGAATTGGAAAGTATTAAACGTTGTGAAAAATCTTTCATTCGTGGCGGTGTAATTATCCAATTACTCGAACATATCGAAGCGCTGACTGCAATTCACAATACAGATATAACCGTTAAATCAGTATTACATGAAAGAGCCAAAATAGCCGAGGCCGAACTCAATCGGCGCGATGCGCTGGCGGGTGAGCCTGTGACAACACTATATCTTTACGAGTCGGAAGACGCGAACGTCTGTGCCCACGTCACCATCCACGATGAAACGCTGATTGAAGGCGATAGAGTCGTGAAAGTCTATGCCGCACCGCTAGCGCCAGCCGTGCCGGATGAAGCGGCGCCTATAGCCGAAATTATCCAAGCGCTGGGCGTGGCGCTCTCTGCGCTAATCTCCCATGGGCGCGACGTTCCAGAAGTCACGAAAGAATACATTGCTGACGTATTAACCCGTTACCGCGCCGCCATGCTCGACAAGCAGCCTCCGGTTAGCGCTGCACCAGAACCAGATAATAATGCCAAGGTGGCGCTCAATAAAATCATTGATTTAGCTAAGCATCTACCACGAGAAAGGCCAATAGAGATTCAAGCACAGGAATTGTGGGATGCATTATCCAGCGCGGTTGATATTGCTGATAACGCTATCGCTGAATCAATTTTTCAACCAGCCTATATACCGGATGAAATGACGGATACTGAGGCATTTGCCAATCGTCACATCAAAGCAAGCAACTATATTCAATGGGTAAAGGGGTATAACGCATGTCGCGAAGATATGCTCGCCAAATAAGGATCATAAATGATGTCTGAGGAAATGATGTTCAAGTCTTCAGATGATTAAATAATATTTTTATCCCCAATAATTATCAGGTATTTATGAAGACAACTAAAATATATTACAAAGAAAATGTTTATAATTTAATAATAGGTTTTTCAAATAGCAGCACAGACTATTACTTTGGTTTTGCAGATAAGCCTCGTGTTGCTTTCTCTACTCGACTGCATGAAGATGAGGTTGAACTTGTTTCTCGGTTATGTGATGTTGCTTCAGATAATAATTTCCAGACCTTTATAATTTTGGTTGGGGAGAAATATCCGCATACAGGAGAACCATTCACAGAAACTGAAATACTTCAGTTTCTAGCTCATGAGTGTTGTCATGTGGCTTTAGATATTCTAAAACTTAACGACTTTAATTTAAGTTACGAAGAACAAGAGCCGCTTTGCAGGTTAATGGATGAAATCCTAAACGTTGTACTTACACAGGGAATCTTTTTCATAAATAAACACGAAGACCCGATAGACCCATTTGGTATAGCCACTCCTTCACCGCAATTTTTCCCAGGCGAAGAATGCAAATTATCCCCCTTAGGATGGCGCTGTACGCGCGGTGCTGGTCATGATGGTCCGTGTGCCGCTTGGCCTGATAGTCGCGCCAACGGCGACAAGGAGGCGAACCATGGATAAGAAAGCACTAATTGAGCACTGCGAAGCCGTTATCAAGCTGCACGAAGACGCAGCTAAACACAGAGTGCCCGAACCGGTACATATTGCGGAGCTGGAAATTCACCGTATTGCCCTTGCCGCGCTGGAGGCTGAGCCTGATTATTACGTGGTTAGGCGTGTTTTTAACGATAAATTTGGCCCCGAAGTTGAGCTTGACGCTTACGACACTGAACTTGATGCAAGCAAAAGTCGTGATGACCACGGCGGAATTATTCAGCCTGTTTACCTCACCCCGCCCGCAGCAAGCCGGGTGCCGGATTTTGAGCACATGCTAAAACGTTGGCTATCGTATGGCCGAGCATGTTTAGAGGCTGGCGAGAAGCTGCCTAGACATTTGGTAAGCGAAACAGAGGCGCTTCTCGCCGCCCCGTCAAAAGAGGATGCGAAATAATGTCCATAAAAGAAGTTCTTAAAAATTGGGCAGATTCGACACCAAACGATCGCTCAAGAGTTGATTATTTAAATGTTACCGATGGATTTCGCGATATCATTCCTAAAACAAAAGAAATTTAAAAAATTATGACACATCACCAATAGAATTTGCATTGTCTTCACTTGGATCAAAGGATCGTAATCTATATAAAATCGTTCTCCTCTATTATCTGTATAAAATTCCAAAACGAGAAATCGCTAGACGTAAAAGGAAAGATGAAAAGCTTGTTAGAATAGAAATACAAACGGCAGAAAGTTTCTTAGATGGATTTTTAACTATGAGTGAGTCGAAATGAACAGAACACGGTATTTACTTGTTAAAGATTAATTGTTCTAAATCAAAGTTTGTCGCCGCGCCATTTGTTATTATAAACTCCCGTATAAAGAGGTTTTCTTATGGACTACAAATTGAGAACTGAAATTTTTAAGGCTATCGCATCCAGAATCTATGATATCCAAATTGTAGAAAAATTGGCCGATTCGATAATGCATGACATTGAAATCTCGGGTACGCTTGCCGACGATGAGTCCCAGATTTCAAAATCCAATGAACAACAGGCGGCTGATTCTGAGGATATGGCGACCGATATTAAGGCTATCCGGGCCTCTTTGGAAAGAATGTGCAACTTCATCATAAGAGACGTGGGACAATCCACGATTACTATAAATAACGAAGATTTACTAAAAAGAGTGAAAGATTGGAATCTACGAAAATGAAATGGATAAAAATTGAAGATCAATTACCTCGCCATCAACAATAAGTTTTAGCTTTCAGCGTTGAGGATGGTGTAAACGCTGCCTGTTATAAATGTTGGAATATCCATCCAAACGACGCGGAAATAGATTAACCATGGCAAGTTTAAGCATAAGAAATAAGTTAGCCGCAGCTATCGGATATAATTCTGGAAAGGATTATGTTATATTAATGACGTATTTTGATGGATATACAGAAATCTCTTTAGAAAAATTACTCATAGAAATTAAAAAGCAGAAAGTTGAAGAAAAAGAAAATCTCTTTTTAGAATGTAAAATGGAAAAATAAAAATGACAACAATTGCATGGGATGGAAATATTTTAGCCGCTGATAGTCAATCCAGCGTAGGTGATACCGTCAATTCTCTTAAGAGTAAGAAACTTTACGTCAATAATTTCGAGGATTGGATCTTTCACGGTCATACAATTATTGCTTTCGCTTCCTCTGGCAATGCTGGCGATGAATTTGAATTGATTCATAGGCTAAAAGTAAAGCTTGGCATTGATTACGATACAAAGTGGACAGACTCCTCAAATTTTATGGCTCTTTTAGTCACTGATAGAGGAGAATGTTTTCAGTTAGTCAAGCCAGAATCTAAAACGAATGCCAGTTATTGTATAGTAGAAGAACGGGCCACTCTTGGAAGCGGATGGCAGATTGCGGAAGCAATAATGAAAGCCGGGCATCACGCAATTGAAGCCGTCAAAATAGCTAGCGAAATGAATGTCTATTCTGGCGGAAATATTCAATCTTTCGATTATTCTTCTTCACGCTGGAATAGAATACGCAATGAAGAAGACGATATCCCATTTTGAGGAAATATTGTGAAAAGAGAACAACACTTAAAAGAATTGGCTCTTTCCTTATTAAATTATTTATATGACGATATGATAAGGATTTGTCAATCTATTTCTTCTCCTACTATAGTACTTTCACCGTTAGAAAACGCTACGATTGACGACTGCCTTGTGATCCGAGGAGGACTAGATTTTAAAAATGATTCGTTTATGAAAAAGTTTTATCTTGAGAGAAAGACTCAGATTTTAGTCTGGCACGATCAGGAAATTACGCGCTGGCCCAGATCCGTAAGAGGCGTTTTATGACGATAACAAACGTCACCACAATTCCTGAAATATTAGCAACGTTTAAGATTACAAAAACTAGACTTGCAATAGAGCTAGGCATAGGGAGGAGTACTCTTTTCAGTTATCTTGATGATCCTGAAGGTTTCCGCCATTGCGTTCTTAACGGTCGTTTCATGTCTATCTATAAACATCATAGCGTTCTTGATTTTGATAGATTAGAAAGTTTTATGAGAACTCCAACTCCGTCAGATTATGATCAAGATACCGTTCAGAAAAAACATGTATGCCAGTTCATTAGTTGTGGTAAAATATTTTACGGTAATCAATCTCGCAGACTTTGCCGCGAATGTTGGACTGGCCCAAATCGTTTAAAATATTTTGAATAGGAGTAAATTTTATGACTACAGAAGAATTGTTCGAACAGATCAGCAAAGATGAACTAATCAAAGCTATCAATGGAACTTCACCATTTTTCACGATGCAAGATCGTACGGCCATGGCGAAATTCATTTTGTCAGTCGCTGATGAAAAGTCTTTTGTTGGCGATTGTCAACAACGCATCGGCTTATTAGAACGTGAATTATCAGCGGCTAGAGACTCTATTTCAAAATATAGAGAAGAAAATATTTATTTAAGATCCCTTTCCGATACAGAGGTTAATCGTTTAAAACATAAAAGTAACTATTTACAATTCTCGAATGACACTTTAAAGAATAGAAATGAAGACCAATTTAAATTAGTGGAAGCTTACAGAAAAGATAATGAAAATCTAAAGGCAGAATTGGCAAAACGCAACGATTGGGATCAAAAAGTTTTTCCTAATCTAAAAGATTATACTGATCCCGATGGATATGTATATAAACCTTGTGACGGAGAATCGCACTATATTTTCTCTAAGAGGACTATAGAATTACGCAATGAAAATGAAGAATTAATTAAGAAATTGAATCCTCTTAAAGATTTTCAAACCAAGGATGGAACTGTTTATCATCCTAACGATGGCGAGGCGGCTTATAATTTGAAGAAAAGAATTGATAACTTACGTGATGAAGTCAAAGGGCTTAAACGAGAAAATAAAGATTTAATCAATAAGGTCAAGGAGCTTACACAAACTAATAAAAATTTAAGCAATATAGTTTGGAATAAAAACAAAGAGGATTTTTGGAATCAGAATCCTTTTATGGCAAAATGGGATCATGCTAAAGATAAGGATTATACCGGTTTCTTGACAGAGTTCCATCCATCCGGACCGAATTGTCGATGTTCTGTTACGCCAACAAAAGATGCTTACGAAAAATTCATCACAACGTTGAAAAAATGTTTGCCTGAACACGTTAAAAAGGCAATAGAAGGAGCTGGAGAAATTATCCTTACTGAAGTCGCTGTGCATGGCGGCGGAGTTTCTTTTAAAGGTGAAATTTAATTTGTAAAAGCCCTGGTTCTTCAGGGCTTAATTTTAGGATTTTATTATGAAATATTTATATCGATATGATTATGATGAAAAGTATACCATTGAAACGTATACCGACGAAAGGAAGCAGATAGTCGTCGTTTTAAGAAAACGCGTTGTAATAAAAGAAACTCTTGCATATTATTATTCGGTAGATGAATATTTTTGGAACTTAAACAAAAACGACAGTTCTAATTTCCTTGGATATTCAAAAGAAACTATCAAACGAAACACTTTTAAAACTTTGAAAGAAGGAAAAACTTCCTCATTTCAAGACACAAAAGAAAAAGCTTTATCGAATTTTTATAATCGAAAAATTAACGAAATTGAGTATTCAAAGGAACATATTTTAAAAGCGAATACCGCGTTGAAAATATTGAATGGAACATCGATAGAATCTATAGTCAAAGCAAAAGATGATCAGTCTTTTGCTTTGAGCGATAATGGTTCGTCAATTATTATAGACCCTTTCCTGATAGCTGATATTCAAAGGAAAGATTAATCAAAGAATCCCATGGCTTTACGTACCGGTTTCATCACGGCCATAATCGCGGCATCGGCAATGTTAGGTGATTTGATGTCGCGTTTTTTCAGATCCTTTTTAGTTTCGACCATAAATTTACCATTATTGCTCGTGTCTTTTAATGGCGTTGATAATTCAAAACACATTTTCGTAAGATAAGGTTCTTTTACTTTAGATGTGTCAATAGAAATCAATTCTTCTATTGGGTGCATAATTCCTAACTCAACGCGTTCATATGTTTTTCTGAACCGTTCCCCTACTTCTACCCATCCTTGCGCTTTCACGTTCTCGAAATATTCTTTATTGGTAACATTTAAATGTGGCAGCTTAAGAAAAACTTTATCTGGATGATGGACGCCAGCCCCCGCATTGAAGGCATCATAAATTAATTTGAAAGGAATATTTTTTTCTTTATTAACGGCATTAAAATCTTTGAAATTAGATCCCATATTGCGGCCGAGCCCTGTCGCATCGTATGTCATCGTCGTATTATTTTGCATTGCATGATTATAAACGCGATGCGCAGATTTATTTAGCTGATCTTCAAGTCCTTTCCATTCTTCGACATGGCAGATAATATTATCAATAAAATCGACGATTGCATTAAGATCTTCTCCATCATCTGCAACGTCGTAGCCACTCCTACGCACACTATCTTTAGGCCATTCAGGAATTTTAAGATGGGCATCTTTCGCCGCAAGTATGAACTTAAGATTGATAACAGATTTGTCCGCGCCGGTCATTGGTTCTCCGCCGTAAATATGATCTGCCTGTTCTTTATTTTCGGCATACGCTGCTTTAATAACGCGTACCATTTTTGGAGATAAAAATGGATTTTCATCCCAGTTTATTTTTCTAACGATAGCGCCTTTAGGTGGATTAACGACGAAGCGTTGATAGGCAAAATCAGTTATATTGCCAGGATTAAATATTATCCATATTTCAGAATGATTCGCGCGGATGGTAGGTTCAATTGTCGTCCACTGTATTTCTGTTAAATAGTTTGCTTCTTCCAGCCAGAGAACATCGATTCCTTCGGCAGATTTTATTTCTGACAAATTGCGTGCAATACCATAAAAGATAAATTCCGACCCGGTGTATCTATGTTTGATTGAATTTTTGGTAATAATAAATTCACTTTTAAATCCAGAGACGGCTATTTTTTCGCAAAGCAATGTATAAACGGATTCGCTGATACGGTTTTGAAATTGCCGCGCGCAAAGAAATCGTAAAGTAAATCGTTGGGCGAGATAGATGGCGTGACCGGCTGCATCATGTGAATTGTGCGTAACGGTTCCGTCTGCTAAACAAAATAAATGATCTCCGTTTACAGAGAAACCGGCATATTCTCCATAACCATAATCTGAAACGGTTGTGTATGTTGTAAGATGATTTTTACAATTAATTTTATTTTCTATAGCTTTTTTTCTAGGCAATAAGGTTGGAATTCTGTTAAGATTTCCAGAAAATGTTATTGACCATGCAGTTCCAACAAAATTATTTTGAGCTGTAGTCGTTCTTTTTAAAATTGAAGATTTAAACCCTAATGTATCAACTAAAAGTTTTATGTCTTTAGCCATGTTTTCGCATGAAGAAACAATAACCATTGATGCACGTTTTTTTAAATAGGTTCCATCAGTATCTATCAATCCGGCCAACAATTTTAATCTAATATCTTCTGAATTATTTATATATTCTTTAGGGATTCTTTTGTCTACTTTATTTCTGATTACTTTTTTATCTTTCCTAGTAAAATATGTTAAAATTCCGTATTCGTTTAAGGCAGTTAATATTCTATTTTTTCCGCCCTTCTGATATTCAGCTATTCTATATTTAGACGCTTTAGATCCATTATTTCCAACGAAATACATTTTCATATTTTGACTGATAGAAAAAGATTCCATGTAGTCAATTATTTCTTCGTCCATTGTTGTGATGATTGCATTATCACGATCCCCATCTCCTAACCACAATCCTAAATAATAAGGATCAATTTTAATTTCCTGTTCTTCGAAAGAAATAAGTCCAGCCTTGTACCCTAAAAAATTAGTCTTAAACTTATTAGATCTTGCCATATATTCTTTGATTGATATATTTGCGACGTCTCCATATTCAGGATACCGGATTGAATATCCTTCCACATTTGCAAGAGGTTTGCTTTTGTAAGATGATTTGGTGCGCTTCAACGACAATATATGTTCATCGTTGACTATGTAATCCATGGCAGTTGATTGATGCACTAAATAAAGTTGCGACTTGCCGCGCGTCGTATCCAGAACTTTTCGTGGCAAGCTGTCCGGTCCCATGACCAGATCCCCTACTCTAATATTTTCAACAGCTTTTAACGTGCCATTGAACATCATGACTTGGGTACCTAGTCCTAAGCATTTTGAACTTGCCCGTCCGCCGTAAATCACTTTCACATCTGAGGGCTTGCTCCACGTACTGCGTAGCGCCGGGTTGAGCTTAAATCCCTTAGTCGTGGCGTTGAATCTAAAATCGGATAACATAACAACAATTCCTCATTATTTTTATGGTCCTAATATATCAGTTTTTCTTAAGTATCGAAAGCTCTTGCGTTCATTGGCTGGAAAGGGCATACTGTTCATTGACGTTTATGTAGATTGATTTTGGATGATAGGGTTATGAAAACTGAACAAGAATTAAAAGAAGAATTCGATCAGAACTTTATTTCGGACGAAAAGAAAAGAAATAAAGAGAGATCTTCTCAAATAAAAGAGACGTGGGACAATCCACGAATTTTTAAAGCCAGGACAACACGCAATCATGTTTTTGTGCAATGGTTTCCTTACGAAAGCGTGGACGAATTCAAGTCCGTCGCCCACGCTTTCAACGTTTTGGGCTTACCGTTGTATAAACATTCGAGATTCAGAACGAAACTGAAAAAGGTTGGCGCTTTGGACTTTGTTTATAACGGGAAAACGTATAAATTCGAGGTGAAGAAATGAAAAACTCAAAATTTCATTGCGATATATGCAAACATCCTTTAACTGAAGATACCGAATCAGAATTTTACAATTGCGGTGGCACATGTTTAAAATGCATGGCTATTTATGGTGAAGATCCTGATTGCATAGAAACTCTTCAGAATATAATGATGATGCGTATGATTTCAAATCTTGATACGTGTTTAGATAAGGTGAAGAAATGAAAGCTGGCGATAAAGTAAAACTAATTGGAATGTCTGATTTCGTCGAAGATTTGACGATGAACAAAATTTATTCTGTAGTCGTTGGCCCTGGTGGCAAAGACATTGCTTGTGGCGGAAAAGTTTTATATAACGGATTTATCATTTTTGATGATGTAAACGAGGCTCGTTATTGCTCTCTTGATGGAACGTTTTCTCAATGGAAGAAAGTAGAATGAAAGGTTTACGCTCTAGGAATGATAAAATGATAAACACTGACAAAATAGTTTCGATAACAACCAGCCCGGTAGATGTTCAAGATATGAATGATGAACAGTTTTGTAAGTTTTTATCTGACGTTATTGCGCGTCACATGGAGACTGAAAAACGTTCAGCGCGAGATAAAGCTATTTCCGTTTATGGTCAGCCTTTCACTGATTAGCTTTTCAATCCAGATGAGGAGTAAACGACAATGAACAAGCTCAAATTGGTTATTTTATGTTCGTTTTTGATGACAGGATTTTCTGCTGTTTCGGCACCGATTTACCCTGGACAGGTCGGCGACGTTCTCCAGGCGCAGGACCAAACGATACAGGAAAAGCTGACGCACCCCGACGTAATCGCCGTAGAGGCCATCACACGCTATCAACTGCTTGAGTTGACGAATGTACAGGGGCCATGCTCTCCAGGCGAGTATGACGCCTATGTGATGGATAATCAGGGTATCGTCGTAATGCCTCTATGCTGGACGGCGGACGCGGTTGAACCCGCGATTACCCTTTCAGACGGTCACCGGCAAGCTCTCGAATATTTCAAATGGACGAAAACCGGCTACCTTTATTTAGGAAAAGTTTATGCAAAACAAGTTTCCGATTACAAGCGAGTCAACGGGATTAAGTAAGAAGCAATTTAAATCTTTTGATGAATTGTTTGACGAATATGGATTCAATACAGGCATTCAAGTTTTTGATGCAATCAATAGAATCATGTTGCGTCAAGAGCTTGAATGCCTTATGCGACTAGAGGATCTCATTAATGATAAACGACTCTGAACTTAAACGCCTTCACGAACAAGTCATGAAAGATTTGTCAACTTTGTTTGGCATTCCTGAAAGATTTTTGCTGCCGAAAGAACTACCACAATTTGAGATTGAGGCTAAAGAATATGAGCAATATAAAAGCAACTTGGGCGGTGTTAGATCTGGCAAATCAGTTTATGATTTTGTCATGCCTGCCGTTTCGTTAAATAAATTTGATATAGCCGCGCTGAATGATTTGGCTTATCCAACATTTTACGACAAATGTCGTGAAGTTCGGATACAAGAGTTATATTTGCGTGAGTGCATTAAAAAATCTTTTAACGTTCTTATTAAATGAAATTAGAAATAAAAAAGGAAGAGTTTTTACCGAACTTGCCGCGCCAATCATTTCTATTACTCTTATTTAACATTACGATTACAAAAGAAAGCCCGTAAATCGAACGCTACGGGCTTTTATCTGGTTAGCCAATACAATCATATGCCTACACCTCTGAATCGTCACCTTGTTCCGCTGGTGAAGGATTTTCGTCTGTCTCGGTCTCTTCGTCGTCCAACTCTTCGTCATCCTGGGCCATATCTGCCTCTTCCCTGTAAAAATCGTCCAATTTACGTATAGCTCGGGTCCTTCCGTTCTCATCGACAACAGTAATGCCGAAAATAACATTCAGCTCTTTTATCGCGCTCAATCTGACGTTATCTTTTGTCTCATCGCTTTTGACTAAAGAAACGAGAGAATGCGCCGACATACCTGGATTCCATAATTTCATCAATTTTAGATCTTGCAGCCGTGATTCAAATTGTTCGATGTAA